TGTATGTTCAGAAGGGCAAATATGCAGACGTTGAAATTGCTGTATTCGGTGAGACGGCTAATCTCTCAAGGGATATCGGGGACGGGATGCTCACCGACCTGAACTTGTCTTCATACAATCACGTTTTGAACGCTACGAACATCGAGGCAAGTTGGGCGGGTAATCTATCAAGCTCCGTAATCCGTTACGGACTTCCTGACAAGGGGCAGAATTGGACTTCTTCGAATATATGGACATCGACAAACCCTCTTGAACACGGAGACTTCACGCCATACTTCCAAGCCTCGAAGTTATTTGAGGAGATAATGACAGCGGCAGGATATACCTACGAATCTACTTTCTTGGGTAGGATGAGCGATGTATATCTCGCTCTATACAACGGCAACCTCGCAATTAAGGGTAACAGAAACCCGCAAGCGCAAACCTTGCTTGTTGGATACACAACCGACCAAACAGGACTCGCAACAATTACTCCCGGGCAATTTTCGAATTTTACCGGGTTGAGTGAATCATCGCCATTCTACGACACGGGGTCAAACTTTACGGGAACTTCATATACGGCTCCCTTTCGCGCGTATTACACTTTTAGGATAAACATATACGGACGCTTGAGCCATAGCAGTCACGATATCTCTATTCGATTGGCTAAGAATTTCTCGACAGAGATATTCGCGCCCACTCAATTGACAGACACGAACGCGGCTTTTTTCGATGATATTACTCACAATTTTATCACGCCTCCAATTCTACTTGATGAAGATGATTTCGTTAACCTTCAATATCTAAACGATACGAGCAGCCATACTCTCGCGGTTGATGGGGACAATACGTTTAGTCCTGAGTCTACATGGTGGGAAGTGGTTGAAATTAGCGCACCAACATCAACGCAAACAGTCGACGTTGCCGCCAATATGCCGCAGATGAAGCAAATCGACTTCATCACAGGGCTTCAAAAGATGTTCAACCTTGTATTCATTCCTGATCGCAACAACCCAAAACACCTGGAGGTTGAGCCGTTCAATGATTACATGGCACTTGGTAGCCAAAAGGATTGGACGAACAAGATTGACCTCTCGAAAGACCTCACCATCGCACCAACGACAGACCTCCAAGCAAGGCAGTACGATTGGACGCATTCGAACGGGAAAGACCTTATCAACGACATAGTGTTTAAAAACGCTTCACGGGTATATGGAAGATACCGAGTCGATGACCCAGAGAACGACTTCGCTTCAGGAACTAAAGAAATCAAGACACCCTTTGCGCCTCATGTCGTTTCATATATCCCCGGCACGCAGTACGCAGTTCATCGGATGTTGATTGATACGGAGCAGGACGATAAGACTATCAAAGACCCGCTCCCGCGCTTGGCGTTTTGGAACGATCAAGAAGACGGAACCATCTACTATCAAAACGATGACAACGACACAACACTTTCAGACACTCAATATCCGGCTTTCTCACAGTTCTCAGACCTCGAAGCAACGATAACAGATGAAGACCTCGGATTCGGTGCGGAGCGTCCTTTCCATATCGTAAAGGCGAACCCGCTGTTTACCCTTTATTACAATTACTGGAGACCTTTCGTCAATGAGTTGTATTCCTCAGACGCTCGCAAGCTGACCGCGTTCTTTAGGCTCACCCGCTCTGAATTAGCGACCTTCGAATTCTCGGACAAGATTTACATCAAAGACACGTATTGGAGGATTCTTTCAATCTCCTATGACGCGACAAGTGAGGATTTGGTGAAAGTGGAGATGCTCAAGGTCTTGGGAGATATCCGCGACTGTTTTTATATCCCTGAAAGTATCAACAAATCGAACGGACGAATACAATTCAGCACTCCGGGAGGTGGAACAGTGGACACTGTTTCCCGCTCATGCTGTGAGCGATACGGATATTTTTACGACAACCCATACTGTTACCAACCTTTTGAACAATGAGGAATCTTGACAATCATCGTTATATAGGAGAAGCGATCCAATTACTCCAGAACAAAGGCGAGAGGGTTCATGTCCCGCTTTGGTTCAAGGCGTTGGATTGGTTCCTGGCTTCTGGTTACATCTTCGGACTTGCTTACCTTCTTTATCTATCAATTAAATGGCTACTGAAAATATCGTTCTAAAAGTCACCGCAGACACTAGCGATGTCACGAAGTCAATTGATCGAGTTGGTGAAAGCGTCGATAATACTTCGGGGGCGGTTAGTGGGTTAACGGGTCAACTTGATAAGATGACCGGGGGAGCCGTGACAGGGTTCCGAAATATGGTCGGAGGCTTGAAGGGTGGAGTCGCTGGATTGAAGTCATTCAAAGTTGCTCTTGCTGCGACTGGCATCGGTCTTCTCCTTGTCGCTATCGGATCATTGGTTTCTTTCTTCACAAGCACAAAGAAAGGAGCGGAACAACTGAAGGTGGCGACTCAAGCACTTGGAGCCGCGTTCGATGTTATCCGGGACCGTATCTCCAAAGTCGGTGGGGCGTTGGTCAAGTTCTTCACAGGTGACTTCAAAGGGGCGTTGACTGATATCAAAGGAGCGTTTACAGGAATTACCGACGAGATTATTCGAGAGACCAAAGCCGCAGGAGATTTACAAAAGGCAATGAACGCTCTCAAGGACGAAGAGCGGGACTTTATCAAACAACGCGCAGAGACGAACAAACTCATCGCAGAAGCTCGCCTTCTTGCAGAGGATGATACCCTCGCAGTTGAGGAACGTATTGAAGCACTTCAACGGGCGGTTGACCTTGAACAAGAGACGGTCGCACGTCAAATCGAATTAGCTGAAGAACGCGCAAGGATCGCACGTGAACAAGTCGAACTCGGTGAGAGTATGGAGGAAGACTTGCAAGCGGTTGCAGAAGCAGAGTCGGCAGTCATCGACTTGCAAACGGCATCCCTTCGAACACAAAAACGACTGCAAACAGAACTGAACTCGCTGAAGGTGGAGGGCATCACCAAGGCACACGAGGCAATGAAGGCAGAGATCGACCTCGCGAATGCGACGGTCAAGGCTATGGAGGAGCGAAAGAAAGCCGAACAAGGTACACTCCAAGTGACCCAAGAGACAGCAGAAGCAACCCTCCAAACCAGACAAACAAACTTTGCCGATCAAGTCCTCGGGTCACAGACCACAGAGGAACAAATTCGCCAACAGCGGAAACAGACATTTGAGGACTTCAAAAACAACGCAGAACTCGCAGCACATCAAGGACTCCAATTCGCAAGTTTGAGTCTGCAAGCGGTTGGGGCTTTATCAGAGGCATTCAGTAAAGACGATGAGAAGCGAGCAAAGCGAACGTTTGAGATAGGTAAAAAGCTGGCGATCGTTCAAGCGGTAATGAACACGGCTGAGGGTGTTACAACCGCACTCACCGACAAGACACAGCCTTCGACCCTTCTCCGTATTCTTCAAACGGCAGCAGTTGCCACGGCTGGAGCCGCTCAGATCGCCACAATCAAACGGCAGGAATTCAACGCGGGCGGGTCTGCATCTATCGGAAGCGTATCACAAAACGCAGCAGGTTCAACAGGAGCAATCCCACAAAGCCCACAACTCGACCTCGGGTTCTTAGGAGCCGGAGCAGGGCAAGCGGGCTTTAGGAGTTACGTCATAGCCTCGGAAGTATCGAACAGCCAACAGGCGAACCAACGAATAAACGATCAAGCATCATTAGTAGGATGAATATAATTGAACTCATAATCGACGAAGAAGCGGAACTCTACGGAATCGACGCTATCTCACTTGTAGAACAACCCGCCATCGAATCGGACTTCGTAGCTCTCAAGAACGAACAGATACAATTCAAGACCCAAGACAACGAGAAGCGTCTTGTCATGGGTGCGGCACTCATTCCCGATAAACCCATCTACCGAAAGAACGGGGAGGAAGAATATTACGTCTATTTCTCAAAGAAGACCGTCCGACGAGCGATGGAACTCTACTTCAAAAACGGCAACCAAGCGAACACGACCCTCGAACACGAGCATACGTTAAATGGATTGCACGTCGTTGAGAGTTGGATCGTCGAAGGAGAGCAAGATAAAAGCCGGATGTATGGACTCGATGTCCCGGTCGGTACGTGGATGGTCTCAATGAAGGTCGACAACGATGCGATTTGGGAGAAGTACGTTAAGGAAGGCAGCGTCAAAGGGTTCTCGATTGAGGGATTCTTCACGAACAAATATGAACTCGCAAAGGCAACCGTCAAAAAAGACAAGCGATATAAAGAGGGACAGCGCGTCGATATGGAGTCATATAACGATTACCCCGACGGAGTGAAGAACAACGCTAAGAAGGCGGTTGAATGGGCTGAGGAGAACGGCTGGGGATCATGCGGGACGGACGTAGGAAAGCAACGAGCAAGCCAACTCGCAAAGGGTGAGAATATCAGCGTCGAAACAATCAAGCGGATGCGGTCTTATCTGATCCGTCACGAAGCGGACTTGGAGTCCTCGACCTCATTCTCTGACGGATGCGGGTATCTCATGTATATGGCTTGGGGCGGAAAAGCTGCTCTTCGTTGGTCGGAATCTAAGCTCAAGGAATTGGAGCTTCTATCGGCTATCGAAGTGGAACTCGGACTCGATTATTTAAAAAATCACCTAACGAGTAAGGATTCAGGTTCTTAAATCGTTATATATAAAAACCCCAGAAGATGACTCTGAAAGAACGCATCTCCGATATCTTCGAAAAGTACAGCGTCGAACTCGCTGTCGAAGAGAAGGAGGAAACACAAGAGGTCGCATTTGCGACTGCTGTCCTCGATAGCGGACAGGAAATCCAAACCGACGCGGACGCATTCGCTGTCGGTGTTTCTGCTTTTGTCGTGAATGACGAAGGCGAACGAATCCCTCTCCCGGATGGAGACTATAAACTCCAGGACGGCTCTTTGCTCGTAGTAGCAGAAGGCGCAGTCGCTGAGATGAAAGAGGCAGAAGCCGAAGTCGAAGCGGAAGAGGAGAAGGAAGAAGAGATGAAAGCGGAGACCGAAGAGGTTCAAGCATCATCTGAGGTGTTGACTCGAGAAGCTGTTGAAGGCATGATTGCCGAAGCTATCGAAGCAACGAAGAAAGAATTCTCTTCACAAATTGAAGAGCGAGACGCGAAGATCACGGAGTTGAGCAAGCAAGCCACCCCTAGCATCTCACGCGCACCAAAGATGGAGGTTCCAACTCCTGTCAACTTGACCGAATTATCAATGAAGGAGCGCATTGCCGCGATCCAAAATCAATTCTCTAAATAATGGCTAACGCTGTAATTACTTCAAACTACGCAGGCAACGCGGCTCTTCCTTACGTCGCTCCTGCTATCCTCTCAGGCGATACCATCGCGAATGGTTATGTCGAGGTTCTCGAAAATGTCCGATACAAAGCCAACCTTCGCAAGTTCGACGGTGTTGCTTTGCAAGCGGCTGGATGCGAATTCTCAAACGCCGCCGGCTCTTTAACTTTGGATGATGTTGTATTGACTACAACAGCACTTCAAGTAAACGAGCAAGTCTGCAACAAAGACCTTCGCACTGCTTGGGAAGCCAACCAGATGCGCGGTCAATCGTCAAACTCTCCCGCAGACTTTCAAGCGTTTGCTGCTCAGTACGTAGCCGCAAAGGTTGCTGAAGGAGTCGAGCGCAACTTGTGGCAGGGTCAATTTGACTTCACAGATGGCGCGATAACCGCATCGAGTGGAACTTACACCAACTATCCGGGCATTTGCAACTTGATTGTTGCAGGTGATCCAGGACATGAGGACTTGTTAACTGGCGCAACTACAAGCGCCAACATCCTCGGACGTTTGAAAACACTTTCGGCAGATATTCCCGACGTGTTAGCGGGTGACCCCGACACAAAGTTGTTCATGAGCCGCGCAATGAAGCAGCTTTACTTTACGGCTTTGGCTGGAACTGCTGAGTTGACTTTCCACGCTGCTGAAGCTGCAAACTTCTTTAACGGCTATGAGATTATCACACCGGGTGGAATGCCAAACGACACATTCATCTTCTCGAAGAAGGAGAATCTGTACTTCGGAACCGACTTATTGACGGATCACATCGAAGCGGCTGTCTTGAACTTGATGGGTGTAACGGGTGACGATGTTACTCGAATCATTATGAAGTTTAGCGCAGGGGTTCAAATCGTTGATTTGGGTTCTTTGGCTGTAGCTCGTCGCTCATCCTAATTCATTCGGGGAGGGGCGTAAAATCCCTCCCCTAAATTCCTCAAATATGGCTTGTACATTAACAATCAACGGCAGGGCGTTTCCCTGTAAGGATAAGATCGGGGGAATCAAGCGCGTTTGGATTAAAGAATTCGCGTCGGATGACTGGGTAAAGACAGGTGGTGCGGTTTCCGCTAACGGTGCAGGAATTACGCTCTTCGGTTTTGAGATTACCAAGAACAACGGATCACTCCAACAGACGGTCAATGCCTCTGTTGAGAATGGCACTGTTTTCTACTCTCAGGTTCTCGAGTTCTCACTTCCCAACTTGACGGTTGGAGACAACCAAGAGGTATCGGACATACTTCGTAACCGCTTGACGGTTCTCGTTCAAGACGTCAACGATAACTATCTCGCAATGGGAGTCACAACAGGAGTTGAGGCAACAGGCGGAACGGTAGGAACAGGAACGGCAAAGGGTGACTTCAACGGCTATCAAATCCAATTGACAGCGGAAGAGGCTTCCCCGGCAGCGTTTGCAGACCCAAGCGATACCAACTTGACTTTGACGGCTGGTTCTTGATTTGATTTTCTTTGGTTAGATTATAAAGGACGGGGGAGGGCATATGCTCTCCCTTTTTCGATTCAACATGATACACCTCAACCCAAACAGCTCAAGTCCTCAATCGATTTATCTGACTCTCTCAGAGATGCGGAAGGACTTCGCAGTATTTACGAATTACCTTGTCCTCTTTCAATCAATGGCCTCGAAAGAAGATTACTATTTCATCGGCAACGTGGACACGGACAATGCCCGATATACTACCCTCGAAGTATATACAAACGAAGACAGCCGAACCAGTGGGAAGGTTCTTCTCACTGAGAGCGGTCTTTACACGTATAAAGTGTGGGGTCAGAACTCTTCAACCAACCTCAACCCAACGGACGATGCAGTAGTTGCGTTGCTCGAACAAGGGACGTTGAATGTAGCCGGAGCGACAGGATACGACATCCCAGACATCACTATCCCCGATAATATCATATATTACCAATAATGGAATTAATCCAACTCAATCAATACGAAGAGCGATCCTATCGGGAGACAGCTAACAAGATGGGCTTCGTCAATTACGGAGACGACAACCTCTTTCCGCAATACCTTGTTGACCTCTATCATTCGTCCGCTACACACAACGCATTGTCGACAACTATTGCGATGATGATATTTGGTGAAGGGTTTGACGCTACGACCTTAGACGGAAGGCTTGCTTTTGACCAATGGAATCTAAACGACGAACTCCGGAAGGCTTGTCTCGACTTTAAGATTCAAGGC